TCCAGTAGATGCACAAAGTTTTCGTTTTGGATTTCGCCATAACCAGCATAGTTTTTACCCACTAATTTAAGTGTGGTGCTTTGGTCTATAGTGCCATCTTCAACCGAAGCTAACTGTGTGCCGTTAGTTAAATTTATTATATACGCCATTTATTAACCCCTAATCGTGTGTTACATGTATTTATACTAAATTGCCCGGAGTTAGGTCTTGCACATATCCCCAGGAACCGCCGTTTACTCTAAATAATTTTAATGTTCTAGCAACAGTTGATGTAATAGCACCAGTAACATCATTAAATGTTGCGTCTCCTATAACTGAAGCAGACCCATCATCGGCTCCGCTGTTATCTAATTTTTGTACTGTAGTCAAACTTTTGTTAAAACTAGCATTCAAGTTTGCCGCTGATAGTGTAGCAACAGCTCCTACAGTAGATGTACAATGTATTCTTGCTTCTGTGCCGTCTCTTTTTGTGTTGGCTGGAGCAATATCATTTATAATAGTAGCTATATTTGTGTTTAAAGTGCTACCTGTCCCTAATCCTGTAATATCTAAGGATAAAGGAATAACTTCTAAATCTATACTGCTATCAACGTATGCTTTTGTTGCCACGTCTTGATCTAAAACAGGATCTTGAACATTTCTAATTTTTCTTGCTGTACCTAAACTAATGTCTCCTGCAAGTGTTAAAATCAAACCATTTGTTCCACTTGCTACTCCAGTGCTTATCGTAATACCTGAAAAACTCATATTACCTATATTTGCACTTGTTAAGTTACCAATTGCTGTAATACCTGGAGCAGTCGTACCGTCAATTAGGTCAATTCCATCTGATTGTAGTTTTGCACCGCCTGTTAAGTTAATATTAACATTTGATGTCCAACTGTTTGTTGAATTTTTCCACAACCATTCTTTATTTCCACCTGAGGATTCTACAGTAATACCAGAATCATTTACACCTGGATTATCTAATAGTGTGCTATCGTCTCCTCTTGCAAGTTGAATTTGTTTATCTCTGACTCTTAAAGTTTGAACATCTAAAATAGTTTGCGTACCTTCAACTGTAAAATTACCACTTACCTTCATGTCTCCAGTTACATCTAATGTTGCACTTGGTGATGAATTGTAAATACCTACTCTACTATTTGCTGAATCTATTGTAACAGCATCTTTCTTACCTAAACTTGTTGTCATTCTGATAATATAATTTTCACCAGATACGTTATTTTCAGATACAACACCTAAATTAGTTACTTTAATTTGATTATTATCTGTAAGTCCTATAGTAATACCATTGTTGTTTCTTACAGACAATGCTCCACTAGTTGAATCATCTGAGTCACTTGCTAAAAATTGTCCAGCAGTTCTAATAACACCTGACGAATCAACAAGTGATTCCGTTCTTGTTGCTGTTCCGGCAAACACAAAATCTGCATCAACAACATTAAAACCTTTTACTACATTTCCAGAAAAATTAGGAATTGTATCTATATTTTGCGGCGTAAATGATATCTTACTCCAAAGTCCAACAAGTGAACCTCCTATCCAATATTTTACAATGTTCCTACTTGTACCAGTATCATCAAGGACTGTTACTGTTTCAGGTCCAGACTTTCCTTGAAATGCATTATAAATTGGTCCTGCTAAAGTTAAGTCAGTCCCGTCATAAAAGTACATTTGATTAGAATTATTGTCAATCCATAAATCACCAGCCACCATTACAGGACGTGATGCACTTACAATAGGACCACCACCTGTTGTCCAAGCAGTTCCTGTGTACACCTGTAGTCTTTGATTAGTTGTATCCCACCATATCTGACCGGCTAATGGTTGTGCGGGTGCAGATGAATTAGCAAAATTTTCCAACATTTTAACAAAGTTTTCATTTATTGCTTCACCAAATCCTGAATAATTTTTTCCAATAAGTGTGATATCAGTAGAATTGATATCAATTTGTCCATCAGCTAGATTTACAAGTAACGCTCCACTTGTCTTATTAATTTGATATGCCATTAGCCACCTACCCCTGAATATATAATATATTTCACAGTTAAGAATGGATTCATGACATTATATGGTGTACCAAGTTCTGATATATCAAATGTTTCATAAGTTTCTAAACCTGTTTGTTGATTATATTGAATGTTTCTTCTATTTAAGACACCACCGGAAGAAGTTCTGGCTTGTCCTGCATTAGATCCAGTTGGTGCATCATAAGGAATAGTATCAGCATCCTGTGGCGTACCACTGTCATCTAGTATTACGTAAAACTGAGCGCCTTTAGGTGATCTTAAATCATGTTCATGTTCCGGTAAGTTTCTAACATCAATTGCACGACTTTCTACACCTGAACCTAATCCAACTGTATCTGCGTTAACATCTGTAACCCTGTTTGCACTTGTACCGCCCATGTTATCAGCACCAATAGGAAATCTACCTCTTAGATCTGGTAAACCAAATTGTCCTGATGTTACCTGACTCTGATCTTTAAATTGATATTGTACTGTATTATACAATGTCAGATAATCACTTATTTTTACTTCTCTACCATCACATAGTAACCAACCAGCTGGAATATTAATTCCACCAAATGGCATAATACTTCCGATTGGAATCACTGGTACTGAACTTACTAATGATTGTTGTGAAATTTTAAATACGCCAGTACTATCGCCTGACACCCTGTTAATAATGACCTCATCATCTGAATTAGGAGTAGTCACTAAAGTTTTATTTGCGATAAATGTGTTACTTATTGCCGTAGTAAATACTTTAGTAGTACCACCTGTTTGTCCGTCAAATGTAATTTGATTTGAACTTACGTCTCCAGTTAACTCAAACGTACTTGAACTTGTCAATTTATTAGCGTTTGCAGAACCACCTGTAACCGTTCCTGTTAAGTTTCCTACGACGTTACCTCTAAATTCTACTGCATGTACTTGTGACCATCTACTTGTTGATGTGCCTAATGTATGCGTTTGTGTTGCACTTGGGACTATAGTTCCTGTAGTACTTGTGCCTGCAACATTTAGGTCTGTACCTACCCAAAGTTTTTTTGCAATACCAACACCACCCGAAATTTTTACAGCACCAGTTCCTATACTGGTACTATCTGTTGTACCTTGTACAATTAAATTTGTACTTGTTTGTATTGATCCTGCTACGTCTAATGCTTCCGCAGGAGAAAGTGTATTAATTCCTACTTTTTCTGTTGAGTCTATTCTAATAACATTTTTCTGTATACCTAAGTTATTAACTTTAAAGTCAATTGGTGCACCAGATGTTAAATTAGTTACAACTCCTGATGTTCCTTGGACGTCAAAAGTTACTATTGCATCTTGTCCTACTTGAATACCTTTGTTGTTGCTTACAATTATTTGATTTTCCGATGTACTTGTAACATCACTTCTTAAAAATTTTGTAGCTGGAACAATGACATTACTTACAACTAGGTTTTCAGCTTTTTCACTTGTTCCGTAAAATTTTCCTATACCTGATCCGCCAATGTCTGCTGTTGATAAATTTAATCCAGGTTGTATTGTTGTGAAACCACTAATGGTAGTTTTTGGTTGAAAACTTTTTGTGCTGTAAATTGCTACTGGACTTCCAGAAACTTCTGTTTGTAAAATTGTATAGTTTACTTCATCTTTACCTGTTACAATTACCGGCTTAGACCCAGTCAACAAACCATCACTGTACTCAGGTCCTACCAAGGTCCATCCTGATCCTGTAAAAATATACAGTTGATTGTTATCTGTATCACTCCATAAGTCTCCAGTAAGTGCTGAAGATACTGTAGGTGCTGTATTTCCTTTTTTCAATCCACTTGCATTAATCCAACCTGTACCATCGTAAAGTTTTAAAGTATTAACACCTGTGGAACTATCATACCAAAGTTGTCCTTGAATAGGATTTCTTGGTGCTGAAGTGTTAGCAAAATTTTCTAGTAAATTTAAAAAACTATTTGCAATAACTGACCCATAACTTGTTGTGTTTCTACCCGGAATATCTAAACTTGTGGTTTGATTGATCGTACTATCTTCGATAGATATTGTACCTTTGTTAGTATCCGAGTAATTTATTGTATAAGCCATTATTCATTCAACCCTGATAGACTTTGAACTCTTACTGTATAATCTATTTGTACTAGTCTGTTCAAACTTTTTTGCACTGGATGGAAGATAACATGTGTAAGTAATCTTCCTGTGCCTGCGGAATCATAACTTACTAATCCTAATTCATCAAACACATACAAACTGTCTGCATTTGTGGCATTATCTACAGCATCTTGTCCTGTTGGTTCACCATAGTCTAGTAAACATGTAACCAAAATATCTGTATAGTTTGTACCACTTACATGCCTGGATTCAATTTTATTACGTGCCGGGTCAGTATTGTTTACACTTCTATCATCTACAACTTTTACATAAGTTTGGTTATATAAACTAGCATTTGTACCTGTAGAATTAGGTGTTAGATATGTAATAATACCTGTTGGGTCAATACTTGTTCCTCCGTTACCAAAAGCCATTTGGTATATGAATCCGGATCCTGCATTTGCTAAACTTTCAGCTAATGAGATACTCATGTTTTCATAGTGAATTGCGTTCCTTTTATCAACTAGAATTTCGCCTGATTCAGGATTGTGTATTTTGATATGTCCTTGGAGTAGTACTCCGTTATTTTCTTTAATTTGATCAATCATATTGTTTTCCTACAACTGTATTTATTTTGGTAGCTCCACCTTTTCTGCCTTAAAGAAACGTGCTACCGTACTTTCCGAATCATTAAGTGAAATTCCAGGGTCTGTCCAGCGTTTTCCTTGTCTACGTATGACCTGAATCCTAACATTATTGGCCGGAATGTTGGTTAATGTTAGTACATTGCTGGATCCTGTTACTGAAAATTCTGCTGGCGATGTTACATCAGCTTCTGGTGAATCTTGGTCTATAGTAGCGTCGAATATACTAATTGCATTCTTTCTTAAACGTTTTCCTGCTACGAATACCTCAAATTCGTTTACTGAACTTGGTGTAAATCCTAATATAAACGTGCTTGTAGAACCATCACCTGTAAAGTTTTCAGTGATGGTACTATCTGAATATGGAGCAGTTTGCTGGATGTTAGCATTATATACATCACTACCTGTTTCATGTATCTCTGGTGCTCCAGTTCCTAATGTTGCCCTTTGTATTTGTCTAAGCGTATTACCTGTTTTTACAAGATATTCTATTCTCTCTCCGTTAATAAAAATTATTCCAGGAATACTACTTGTCTTATCAGGTTCAGGAAGACCAGATGCATCATCTAAATGTATTTGCTTATCTCTCACTAATAAATCCTGCGTAAGTTTTACTGGTGCTACATCGCCTAATCTTTTGTAAATGTTCCTGTTCAAAATATCCTTGAACTGACTAAATCCAAATTTAGGTTGTTGTGGTCCATCACTACTAAATTGTATAAGTTCTATTACATCGTTATCTGCAAATGATCCGTTATATTTTACAAATAATTGATCATCTGTAAGTTTATAATCTACACTCGGTGTTTGTAAAATACCATTAATGGTAAGCCAAACAAATTGTGCGTCAACAGCCTTAGCACGTAATTTTATTAAACCTGCACGTAAATGATTATATTCTATATGATCTGTGCTTCCTACTGTTAATGTTGATCTAGTAACTACATCATAATTTATTCTTTCAAAGTCTTGTATATCATGTTTGTTAAATGTATAAACTGTTAGTTCTTCACCATATGTTGGGGCTGTGTTAAGTTGTAATTGTGATCCGCTATCAACCCATGTGTTTTGATTATCAATTACTTGTATACTTCCAAATGCATAATCTCCATCAGTCCTGATATAAACTTCAAGGGTATCTCCTGCTACACCAACCCCAGGTTCTAATATCACAGAACTGTTTGCAGGTCTAATATTATATTCAGTTGCAATAGTTAATTCTCTTCCATTTAGCAATACTAACACATCTGAATTATCAAAACTTCCTATAGGTCTTTGCCAAATCTCTAAGAAGTATTCTGACTGAAGAGCTTGTACTGTAAACTGTTGATTATATCCTGGATTTAAAATTTTGTTTCCTTGTTTTACAATTACATTATGGCTATTAGGTTTAGAACTGTAAGGAGTTTTATCTAACGTAAATATTTTAGTTGACCCATCACCGGTAAACTGGTTTACTTCTAATTTTGAAAAATTATCTACTGCACTATAAATTGCAAAATTAATAATACTATTATCTGGTGGTGCACTACCAAATGATAAAACTGCTTTTGCATCTTCGTCTGTACTATCAGTACTTGGAATTAAAACTGATTCTACTGCTACGCCGTTTACTGTTGCATAATAATCTAACTTACTTGTATAACTTGCTTTTGTAACAAATTGTGTTGTGCTTCCATCACCAATAAACTCGTCAGCTTCAACAACATTTTCTCCATTACCGCTTATAGACAAAATATTTACAGAAGAATTTGCACTAGGCGGAGTATTCATCCTAACTTTTTTCAATCTATAATCAACAGTATAATTATTTTGATTTTGTATAATGTTATTAATTCTAACAAAAAGTCCATCTTTATTTTGTGGTTGAATACCAAATAAAAATTCAACTTCCGATCCGTTCGCAGAATATGAATTACTTGATAGTAAACTACCTCCTCCTTTAGGACGATGAAATACTTTTATGTTTACTGAGTCTTGGACTTGCCCAGGTACTTGCTCCTCGGGTCCTTTACTGGTGGTAGGTGTAACAAAACTATCACCGTCAACAATTATATCTTCAGGATTAATACCTTTTGCTGTTGTAAATTGTAGATCTCCACCACTTAATAAAGTATCGTAGGATCTAGGATCTGGTAAGAAAGATCCGTCTGATGTTGTTTTTCTAATTACTACAACATCATCAGCTTTGAAACTTTGGACTTGTTTTACAATAGTAACAGTTTGAGTTGTACCATCTCCGGTAATACTTTGCATTACAGCATTTGGATTTGTTTGGCTTGCTGTACCAAAGTTTGGATCATCTATTCTTACACCATTTTTGTAAATATTGTATACTACTCCGTTAACTAAAGGTTTACTTAATGCAAAAACTTCGGTGCTTCCATCTAGCTGAAATATTTCATCATCAAATAATGTATCAAAAGTATCGTATGTACCGGTAAACCACGCATCTGAATCCCAACCAGTGCCAGAACCAAAACTATAACTGCTTACTTCAACTCCACCATAATCAACACCATCTAAGACTTGTCCTAATTCTTTACCAAACATTCCAGTTGCTGGATTATAATAAAGATTGATTCTATCTTGTGCTTGTAATAGATCAGGTGCTTTATCATAACTTATAACTATTGTACTACTTAAACTTTGTGGTAAAGTAAATGATATTCTACCATAGTTTCTTGTATATCCTTTTGAAGTGTCTTTTATATTAGTAAAGGTATATTCACTACGTAAAGATTCTAGTCCGTCTACTGTAACAGTAATTTTTGTAGACTTTAATTGCATAGGCCATTTCAAGTCAAATATTTGTTGATCTAAAGCACTTGTAAATGTTTGTGTTTCATTTAATGTATTGAAAAGATATACACCAGTTGTTCTATCAAACTTACAGACAACATGCAATGCCCTTGCTTTACCTTTTCCTAATACTGGACTTAATCTTGCTGGTATAGATCCATCAGCTTGTGAACCTTGAATGGTAATTGTTGGCTGTGATAAATATCCGCTACCTGTATTAAGCATTTCAACAGCAGTTAGTTTTCCGTCAGTACCTATGTATGTTTTAGCTTGGGCTCCTGATCCACCTCCACCAGTAATTTCTATATTAGGAGGAGCATCATAACCTGTACCTGCATCTGCAATAGTTAATGCAGTCAATTCGAACCCAATATTATCTGCCCAATGTTTGCTAGGATAATTTAAAATATCTGATGTACCTGAAACAATTTGATTATCAATTACCTGTACACTTTGAGGAATAATTTTTCCAGCATCTGCATTATAGACAGGAGGTAGATCAAAATCTGTAACCGATGTAGCAGATGGATCTATCTTTTCATACGAACTTAAATATTCTCTAATTTTTGTTCTATAAGGTTTGATCTCTTTTACATAAGATTCATAACTAGATAAATTATCATTTTGGAAATTTACTTTTTCAGATAGGTCACCGATATTGTGTTTTGCTTTTATGTAACTTGTTTTAAATGCCCAATCAACGTTAGGTTGTTCTGAGAAAACATATCGTAAACTTGCAAAGAATAAATTGTTCCAATGTATTGCTAAATCATCTGTAAAAATATTATTTTTAATAATTGATATTATTCTTCTAAATTCTTCTACAGGTTGTGTATCATAAAATATCTTATCAAAACTTGCACCATCATAAGCAATGTTTTCATTAGATACATCATATAAACTATTTTTAAATTCTATAGTTCCATTTTGTCTACCAATCGTATCATAATTAACTGTATAATCTGAAGAAGCTGTATTGCCTGTTTTTTGTAATAACAACCAGCCGCCAGTTCCTACGTTTTTAATTTTTACAACATTACCTATTTCATCTTCTAATCCACTTAATTGATAGCTAGATTCAACTGTGAAATCTATAGGAGTAAATTTGTTATAATTTGTTTTATACCAATCTATATATTGCCAGTAAAGATTAACGTCGTAAGATTGAGTTTTTGTTCTTTGCCATTCACTTCCTGTCCAAGAAAATATAGACCATAATCCGCTTACTGTTTCATCATTTTTAACAAGTACAGAAAATTGTCTAATACTAATAGTTGGTGCAACATAATTTTGTCCTGCTTTTAAGATTGTTACTGAAGATATTGCGCCTTCTGTATTTAATGTTATACCTAGTTCACATCCAGTACCTTGTGTATCACTTATTGTGTATGACGGAGGATTAATATAACCAGCGCCTGGGTCTGTAATGAGAACATTTACAACATTCCCGTTTTCTACTTCTAATGTTAAAGATGCCTGTTTAGTTTTGGCCACACTTACAAAAGAAAGTTCTGCATATGAGTCGCTTGTAGTATCATATGTGCCGCCAGCAATTCCTGGTTGAGGATCTATTGCTGTAAGTCCTGATAAGTCTTTATCATCAACAATCAAGTTTGCTTTTAAAACTTTATTAACTCTTTCAATAAATTCTTTTCTTGCTTCAGTTCTGTTAATAAACCAACTTTGCCTAGGTTCATTTAAATTTCCGTATCTAGACCTCACTGGCAAATTGATATCAGGAACTGGTCTATCTTGGGTGTCAAAACCAACTAAACTATCAAACCATTTTTGCTCTATATCGGTTCTTGGAACACTTGTGGGTAAACCATCTGTAAGCAATTGATATTCATTGTGTGTATTCTGTTGCTGGTTTTCTATTGTCCACCAATTAAAACTAATTCCAACATCTTTATCTTTTATTAAAGATTCACAGTTGTATAAGCTGAATCTATTATCACCAAGAATAGTAACAAACTTATGTCCTATTGAACTAGGATCTGCTATAAATCTTGCAACATCGTAACCTGTTGTAACCCTATTGGGATTTTCTGGTAAAGTTCTTTTATCTTTTACCCAATAATAATAATAATTTTGAAATGTTTGTGTTGCAATATCATATCTTCTACGTACAGAATATGCAGTATCTCCATATTTAGATGTTCCGCTTATACCTGACGTCAAACCTGTTTCTGTACCTGCTTGACTATCCCATTCGCTAGGAAGTAGTGTGCTTTCAATCCACTCATATACATCTACAGAGGTTCCTGTAAATAATTTATTAAAGTTCTGTGTTGATTCTGTAATATCTCCTTGATGATGATTTATAAACCTGGCACTTCCGATATCCCACCAAAGTTTTCCTATCCATTGTTCAGCAGTATAGTCTAGTGTATTAGCTGTAATGCCAGTTGCTGTGCTTACAGAATATTGTGCTGGGTCATAAGATGTTTTAAAACTTAATTCTTGTTCGGCTGGACCTGCAATTTTTCCTTGTAGAGGATCAATGTAATCTAAGTAAGAAACTAAACTATCGTCTGTCTTATTGAACAAGTATATACCTTTGAACTTGCTAGTATCTGCAGGTAACACAGGTACTCTTGTTTGTGCCCATGTAGTTGTTCCTTCTGGTTTTCTATATTCTGCTACAACTCCTTTATCTTGTTGATTGTTAATTGTAACAACTTGTTTAGGTAATCCAAGATATATGTGATTATTTGACACTAACATTACACTTCCAAAGTCTTGCGTATCTTTATCATATGAAAAATCTTGTCCATATATCAATGTATCGTTTACTGTTTCATATATACTAACAAGTCCGCTTTCATTATCAGATGTACTAAATTCTGTATTAGATGCATCAAATACTGTACTTGCAGAATCAAAAGAAGTAATTGTTTTAAGATCGCCTCCTTTAGAAGTTACTGCTAATGTATTTCCGTCGAAGTCTAGTTTGCTTCCAAACCTAGTGTTTGGTGTTTTATCGATTGGTCTAAGTGTTTGCTTGTAAATGAAGTCTGTACCGGTTTGAATATAAATGTATACACAACCTCCTGCACTAACCTCATCACTATTGTAAGGCGCTCCTACGGCAACTTTTTTACCATCATTTGATATTGCTATTGAACTTGCATATTCTTCTATTAAATTAAATGGTTCTAAAATTTGACTATATTCATAATGATTAAGATTTTTTCTATATACCACAATTTTTCTGTTTGGTATTGAACTATCATTAGTGTTCATATATCTTGCACTTGCAATCATGACAGATCCGTCTTTGCTTAAATCAAAATCTTCGCCAAATTCTTCAAGTAAGTTTTGTTCTAATACGCTATCTTTCAAAGAGAAACTTGTATCGTTTGGAACATAGCCTAGTAAATCAACACCTTCTGTTTTTGCAGTCCATTGACTTACAACAAAATTACCAGGTACAAGATTTGTAGTTGCTTCGTAAATAGTATCTCCTACACGTACTAAATCACCTATGAAATAAGACAATGTATTTTTAAAGAAGCCTCTATATTTGTTTTCTATACCTAATGCCCAATCATCAGTATCATTTTTATCAAATATATAAATTCTACCTTCATTCGTTTCGGTCTTATCTCCTTGTGCGTGAACAAATAGTTTGTATGTGTTTGTATCAATTTGTCTAAATTTTAATTGGTGTCCAAGACGTCTTCCGTTTGCAGAATTTGGAACAGTATAATAATTAATAGGCTGGAATTGTGATCCTCGTCTTTCATAAATTGCAACTGTTCCTTCGTTGCTAATGTTTGAAGAAGTACCATTTATATCAAGTGGAATATTATACGTTCTGGTCCAATCAAGATTTAAAGGACTAGGAGGATTGTTTGTATCTAAAACTCCTTCTAAAGTATTTGAACTGTATATCCAATATTCTAAATCTTGTAAAAAATCAGTAGTTGGTATTGGAATATTTGTTCCTTTATCTACAACAATTAATGGTCCTGATACACTATCTTCCATATGAGTACTATTAATAGGACCCACTGTTCTAACAGTTGAATCATTTTCAACAAATGTTAAATTACTTGCTTCACCAAAGTCACTTCCTTTTGCCCAAGTACCGCTTTTATTTTTTAAGTAAAATCTTGCTGTAGCAAACGATCTTTCTATAAATGCAACAGTGGCAGTTGATCCTGTGTTTGTGTCTGTAACTGTTTGGCCTACTATAGGTAAAAACGGTTCGCCACTCAGGTCAAAGTTAGTCAATCTTGCTGTTGTCCAACCATTCCATTTATCATTTACTGTAAACTCTGTGTCATTAAGATAAGTGTAATCTAATCCTAATGGAGAAGGGTCTTGCCTAATATCATTTACATATAAATCATTAAGCCAAAATCTAAATTTGTTTCCGACTTGGAGGCTTGCTCCGTGTCCAGCAGGAGTTCTAATTACCCATCTAGAATCTAATATATTATTTTGTGTAGCACCTTGTACATGACTTAATACTCCAAAATACGAAACTCTAGTTGGATTTGTAACAACATCTTCGTTTTGTTTTGCATCTAAAATATTTGTAAACGTAGGATCATTTACAGAATTTCCTTGGATTGTAATATTTTGCACAACAAGATTTGCATTATATTCAAAAATGTTTGAAGTGTTAAAAGAACTACCAACGTTTACATACCACCAACCTGCATGATAGTTGTCTTCAATATTTTGCTCTCTAGTATAATCTCCCACAGTAATGCCGCCTAAGGAAATTGTATCAGTTGCATTTAAAGAACCATTTATATTGTTTAGATATAATTGCAAGTTATTATCGTTATCTATGTACCTATGTTGTACTGTTGCCCTTGCTGTAGAAGTTGTAATTTCATCACCAACATTTGGTGTTGCTAAAGCACTTATTATTTTTACAACTACATCTACCTTGCCTACTATTGTGTGTTGGCCATTAATTAATGTTTCTGTTAAAACAGAATCTCCGTTGAAAGGAGAAATACCAGCTAATGTTGATGTAGTATATCTGTTCCATTTTAGAGTTAAAATATCTCCTGGTTTTGTTCCTTCAAATTGTTCTTTTTCTGCCCTAATTAAAATATGATCTGTTGGTGCAAGTGGTATGGATGGATTACCTCTCATCATGTATACTATTCCAGGATAACGAGGAGTTGATGTAGAATTATACTCATCACCTTTGCTTTGTTGATTAGATGCATGATTAAAAAATGTTTGAACTTCTTCTGCTAATACTTGTCTCTTAGCTTTCCATAACTGTTGGCTATAAAATACGATATCGTTTGTCTCATAGGTTACTGAAGCACGATAATCACCTTTAAGTTTAGATTTTACATTTGATGCATTTGGTGATCCTATTGCCAAATATTTTCCATCTGGACTTATTACTGCACTTGTTCCAAAAGCCCCATTGGAATCATATAGATTGACAGTTTCGTCAATTTGTTGTAATTGTGCAAATTCTGTGTTATCACTAGGTCTCGTTAAAACATATACAGTTCCGTTTAGATCTTTTGGTGCAGTAATTGTCATGAGATTGTTATTATCTGAAACACTTAAACTAGCTCCAAAGTCTTTTTCGGTGCTATCAAATATTCCAGCAGTTTTGTTTATAATTTCTGGTTTAAGTTCAAAAACCTGTTTGCTTTTTAAAACTACCCATTTACCCGTATCGTCATCATCTACCCAAATAGTATCGCTTTGGGCATTAGTTCCTGCAATAGTAAATTCTAACTGTTTTCCATCACGTTGTATATTATTATTTGCTTCAGTTAAGTTTGAAACTCTTACTGCCTTAAATCTAGTAATAAATCCTGTGTTAGCTGTGTAAGTATCTTCTGTTGCTGGAACATCTGTAACCGAATCTAAAGACAAAACATTAAGTTCCACCTTGTTAATAGTATAAAATCCATCAGTTCCTGTAGCAACATCATTTATTCCTATTACATCTCCTTTTTCAAATGCAAAGTATTTGTTTAATGTTACAGTGAATATATTACTAGCAGACGCTGTAATACTTGTTATTTTTAAATCTGTTGACATGTACTTGTATACACCCCAAGTCAATTGGGTTTTATCTTTTGCTGTCCAAATATAAGATCCTTGTTGTAATAATGAAATATCTTCATTAATCAATAAATTATAATTTAGTATACTTGTATACACATCTGCAGGATTAACATATCCTGATGAAGGCACGTAAAAATTATCATCATTGTAATATTTTGTAGGAAAAGGCTTATGATTATAATCTTTGGATTTTACAAAAATATTATTTCTATCTAACTTATAAATTAAAGAAGTGTCTTGCGGATCAACTGTATCCACAAGTTCAACTTGTTGTGGGTCTAATCTATATTTTGATTCGTCCAATAGTACTTCAAATACGTCATCACCTTCTGTTGCTCCATATCGTCCGGCTCGCACAGCCCATTCTTCGTAAAATTCTAAACTATCTCTATTAGCACTTCCTAATTTGTCAAAAAGTTTGTTGAGAACATTTTTTGTTCCTTTATCTTGTATCATTCCTTGGAAAAATTTATATTGACTTACTTCATCAGGAATAATATTTTCAAGATACTTTCTTTTCTGATAAGAAATTAAATGTTGTGCAAGTTTTTGTTGTTCGGTATCAAAGTTATCACTATCTAAATCGTAAAAATCTCCGAATTGTTTTGCTTTATAATCAAAATTAGGTAACAACCCTTGTGCCGGTTTATCGGCTAGTATGACAAACTGTTTGTCATCAAATTTATCAGATCCTGTTACATTATTTTTTGCGACATAATAATATTGCTTATATTTTACTAGGTCGCCTATCTTATAATCCTGCCATGCTGTCCATTCATTAATAACTGCGTCTTGGAAAATGAAACCAGGAACATTTAATGAGCCGTTCCAGTCGCTTGATCTATAACCTTTTACCTTAATACGCTCTTGTCTATATCCTTGAGCTCTATTGTAAATTTTATCACTGAATACTGTTTGATTGTCTATCACTATAGCATGTTCTGTTTGTGCTATAGGAAGTTTTAATTGATATATTCCTTCTTGTGTATTTTTTACTCTAAGCCCAAATTTGTTACTATTATCTCTTTCTGTGGTAGCAAAATCTGCCAATAGTCTTTTACCATCAGCTTGTAATAAACTATAGTCGTAAAAATTATCATAGATGTTGTCCACAACGCTATATTTCTTTTCAAAAGCTATTTCTCTAGCACTTGGGCTTAAGGTTAATACAGTACCTGCCTCCCATGCTTGGGTTGACCAAAACATAAATTCTTTTGCTGACAACTGCCAGTTTTCTATTTCTTTTAATGTGTCGTTATATTTTTCAAATGTAAACCCTACTGTTTCTAAGTATTTTGAATAACAAAGTAAAAAATCTACCACGTCTTGAATTTCAGTATACACAGTACCATAATTCACTGTAGTTGAAACCGTTTCGAAATTATTTGTAAACCTAGCTGACACACCTCCTACAATAGGAAGCTGATCCATTTTTTGGAAATTACTTGCTAAAAAATTTCCTGTGTTTGTAATTTTTACTCTATAAAAAGCATTATTAAATTTTACAATTTCGCCGGGCTCATATGTTTGGGAAGAAGAAAAATTGACAAAGTCTTCACTGACTCCGCCTACATTAATAAGAGGATCATTTCCTTTTTTCAGTGCCGGAAAAATTTTGAATCTAGGATTCTCTTTATCGTATCCTGATACTTTAAATCCTCTAGCTAACTTTTCAATTATGACTCCACTATAGGTATAAACATTTAATGGCACACTTTTCGTTAATACGATTTTGTAATTTTCCTCAGGAACAAAAATATTTCCTTCATTTGTTGGTGTTCTACTATCTAGTATTAATTTAAATTTACTCTTTTGGGTAAAGCCTCCTATTTTACTTCCTAATTTGTTTTCTAATGATTTTAATTTGTTTTGGTATTCAGTGAACTGTAAACTTTCGTTTGAGGCTAGATACCCTTGCATGTAATTTATTAATCCACCTGTGTTGACTCTTGTAGCATCTGCTGAACTATTTGGAAATTGTATCTGGCTTAATTCAATACGCTTTGAGGTATCAGTATACACTAACTGATTTGCCATATTTCTTTTAATTCTACTTCTATCAAATGCTATGCCTATAAATTGTGCAGGCTCGCTCATTGCCCATGCTTTGATAAGTGCGAAAGGATAATGAGAACTTCTTCTCCATGCTGTTTCGACAGGACCTTCATCTCCAAAAACAAAATCATTTTTGTATTCAGGATCTGGAGAATATAGTGCATATCCAGTGTCATTGGGACTTATTAAATTTCCTTTTTCATCAACTGGTATATATTTGTAAATATCTGGATTTTTAAATTTGTTTCTATAGGAAATTTTTGTGTTAGGTTCTCTGATTATTCCATTACTCATATCTTCCCATAATAGCAAATTATCTTTAGTATAGGGTGCTGTACCATATACGGTGTCAAACCATGTAGGTTTAATTTTTAAACCTAATATTTCCCATGGATGCGAATGGGGTCTATCAGTATTATATAAATCTTTGTAAATTGCTCTCCAAAAGCCCGGTAACCTGTTATTATAAGGATCAGCCGCAAAGCTGTAATTGTAACTAAAACTATTTCCTCTTGAATATACATTATTTGTAGTATAATCTGGATTAGCAACAGCTTGTGACCAATCGTTAAATTCAGGCACCATTAAAGAAGAAATGTGATCTCTCGAAAATCCTGTATCTCTATATCTACTATCTACAAAGTCTGCTATGTCAATTATACTTTCTTCATAGGACAGTTTTAAATTATTATAAATTCTTTTTTCTAAATCTAATAAAAGTAGATCTCTAAAATCACCGAAACAGCTCCATAATGATCCATCGTGTCCTTGTAATACGGGCTTAGATGAAGGCCATGCTGTAAAGTCATTTGTATCATATGTTGCATGATTCATTGACCCGCTTGGCATAAAAAAGATTCTATTATCTCCTTTAAACACATGTGTATGAGCAAGTCCTGAACCGCCACTAGTTTTGTCATATGCTTGTGCTGATTGTTCATCTGTAAATAAAGGATAAAACCATCCTAACTTGTCAGTATACGATTTTCCTGATGTTTGATCTATACCATATATTTTATATGGTCCTGTTGAATCAGGTACCGCATTAACATAAGTGTCATCTAAAGATATTTGTGGTTCAAATTTAGGATACAATCCAAGTTTGGTAGGAGTAGGAGGTACCCACGAACCATCAGTGCTTTCGTATTCATAAATTTTTAATATTTGTCCTGCTGTAACAGGTTTAGTAATTGTTACAAATCCGTCTGTGCTTATAGTATATTCTTTATCTTTGATTAGTTGTTTTTCATCCAAATACACTAAAACAGCATTTTCATTTAGTTCTGTAAAACTAACAGGCCTTGTAAGTGCAAATATAGTTTGTGATGCATCTTCTATCTCGTAATTTAAAAGTGTATCGCCTCCAAAAGGAACCATATCACTAAAATAAAATGGATCTTTATTTGTTTTTGTTTGACTCAAATTTAAAAGTATTCTATCAACATGCTGTTTATCCTCAGCTTCAAAACCTAAATCATTTGCTACTCTTAGAAATTCTCTTTTGAATTTTATATATTCTCTGCCAGAATATCTAATTGCTTCTATCAAATCATATTCTTTATCAGTAAGATTAAAAAGTGCTAGATTGATAGGTCCTGAATGTTGCACAAATTTCAAACCATATTTAGATACTTGCCCTAAATCTCCTAGGTTACTTTTACCAGGAAACTGTCCTGAAAAACCAGGAGCATTATCTACTATGCTATCAACGTGATCTAATACTTCTCCCAAAGTAAAATCAGTAATATTTTCATTCATAGGATTTTTTTCAAAATTTATTGGAAACTTGTAAAAACCTAATGCATTTTTTGGAGTTGCACTTGTTGTTTCTATCACTAATTTTTGATCAACTATCAAGTCTGTGTAAAATCTTACGTATGCATATTTGTTTATTCTATCAATAGTGTAATCTACATTTTCTGTTTTTCTTTTATTATCAACATAAACTTTTACTCCAAGATCATTTAAATCTCCACTATTGATATAAACATCAATAATAAAGTTGTTTGTCCTTGGACCTGTTGTTATTTGTTGTACCACAGGTTGTTGAGATTTTGCAGGAGCTTTTGTCCAACCTGATACACTCGAATACGATGTCCTTGCTGTGTATTTTCTTAATAATGCAGTATCTGTCCTTACAGACAAAACATCAGTAGATACATCATATTGATATGTGTCTCCTAAAAGATTAAAGTCGAAAGTTATATCACCACTGTTTTCTATGGTTCTATATGATAAGGCAAATCCTAATTCAGTATCTGCTGTCCCTGTACCTACTTTATAAGAAAAAACCTTTGTTCCAGTAAATGTGCTTCCTGATAATGTATTCAATGATGTACCTGCATCATTATACAGATCAAACAATGGTTGCTGGTTAGTGGCTATTTTGTCTTGTCCTTGCCGCCAGGCCGTTCCTGTATAATAAAACATTTTACCTTTAAATTTGTCTCCACCATTTACAAGGACTGTTTCGTTTGTTAACGGCGTGGTATCTGTTGTTTCTTTTAAAGCTATTTGTGTTTTATTATTCTGTTTTATAAATGTAACTTCATAAATTTTACCAGCTACTAATGTGTCTGGATCGGCTGTAAATAAGACTCTCATTCCAGATACTAACTGTGTACCATCTACAAAATAACCTTCTTGTCCTTCAATATCCGAAAACACATCTGTAGTGACTGTGTCAACTAAATCAACGTTTGCTTTTGCTTCTGTTCCAAAATTGTAAAGTTTTAAACCTGCCTCAAATTCTATAATAGGTCTTGTGGCTCTAAATGCTTGATCAATATTTACTGTGGTATTGTTAATTTTTGCTGTTGTTTCAATTACTGCTTTATTTGTCCATAAATTGTATCTGGACCATTGATTTCTATCTTTACTTGCTTTGTTAATTACCAAGTAATCTTTTTTATTTGCGTAAGATATAGCATCATCAAACGGCAAAGCATCAAAACTATTACCATCAAATTGTGTAGTAACATCTTCAAGGTAACTTGCACTTATTCCTATATCATTTTCTGAAATAAGTTTTATTTCATCTCCTACACCTTCAACGTACCATTGTCCAGTTGCATACTTTGTTGGTTCTATTGTTCCGTAAAATTCAACTTTCATGCCATTAGCTAATTCATAGCCATTTTGCATTGTATAATTTTTTCTACCTAATATATCTTCTTCAACATTTAGATATGTGTTGTCAATAATGTTTTTTATAATAATTAACCCTGATCCTTCAACATCATTTCCGTTAACGTAATATAATGTATCAGGTGCTTCTAAATCTATTTTCCAAGTAATTGTGCCATTTTCTATTTTTTGTTGGCTTACCCCGGTTGTATATAAGTTAGTATCATCCTCAATTTCGTTTGATGTCCTAATAGTAAACGGCATATTTTCGGCATCTATATCAAAAGTATATGTTTGACCTTTGTATAAAGTTAGAGTAGGATTACTCACAGGATTGTCTTCTGCAAATATGTAAGCATCATTATCTGTATTATCTTGTTTTCTTACCTTTAATGTGCTTTTTATTTCTCTTGATGTTCCGTATACAGGAATCGTGTTTGGTCCCATTGGTAACCAATAGTATTCTCTAAAGTTTACAAACTTATCCCAATTGATATGGGGATCCCATGCATAATATTCTTGTCTACTTAATTTACTTAGATTAGATACGTCACCTCCACGTATTCTTATGCTGTTATAATAATCTCTATAATCTCTATATAAAGTTGTATTACCTATATCATCAGTGACTGTTGCGATTGGTTCTAACTGATAACTTTCTCTCTCGGTAGATATATCTGAGAGATAATTGTCTTTGGCATTCCAGGCTTTTGCATCCTTACGGCCTATGAATCCATCGACTTTTTCAACCACTCCTGGTTGCATAAGTTGATCTAAAGTGCTACTTAGAAATTTGTTGTTTGCAGTTGTGCGAAAATAACGGGGAAGTAAGTCAGATGAACTACGCTTGGTTTCATCCTCACCGTTTATTGGAATTGGTTTTTCGTCTTGAGCCATTAGTAACCGTAACCCCCACCGCCGCTAGAACCTCCTCCTGATCCGGAAGAACCACCTGAACCCGATGATCCGGAAGAACCACTGCTACTACTTGTTGAACTGGTTGAACTTGTCGTAGTAGAGGATGTGGTTGTTGTAGCAGATGTGGAGGAAACAGTCAATGCTTGACTTTGTATGCCGGTATTCTGTTGTGTTGATGCAGTAACAACTGAACCTGATGCTTGTATTCTTGATGCAGTTACTGAATCTATTACTTCAACATCTGTTACTGTAGCATCACTGACAAAAATTTCATCGTTCTCGCTCTTAATTTCGTACAAACTACCAAAACTTTGTGTACCTTGTTTAGGAACAATTAAAAAATTTACTACGTCAGGTGCAAGTGTGTTCATAACGTATGTTGCTAGTTCTGTAAAATGGAATGTTTCTCCAAAATCCCAATTTTGTAAAGAAAAATATCTGTTAATAGATTCTACTATCCTAACTTTTATATCATTATCGTTAATTACATTTTCACTATTTTTCACAACCTTGAAAGTAGCTTGTAAATTTTCCTCTGCATGAGATCCAAAAAGTATTTTGTATTTGACAGGATGATAAATTACTTCATCACTGATTGCTTTAACATTGTTTATGTCTTGTCCATACTGTTGGAATAAATTATCTACGCTTGGTGGCAACGGTCTTGTTGATAAAGTGCCTGCAAGATATTTTCTAAACTGTGTATCATAACTTTGTGTTAGCATATACACGTCTATTATATTACTTGCACTAGGGTCAATCCTATTGGATTCGTCTGCACTATGCACGTATTGGAATTTAAGTTTATCTCTTCCTACGTGTGCTTCATAGTCGCTTGATAATGAAAGATTACCGCCGCTTAATACTTTAAAGTTATTTTGATCAACGATATAAAATACTGTAGGGTCTGTACTATATTGACTATAAGCACCAATTTCCGTTTCTGTATTTTTGACTACAATGGAAGAGCCTGTAGACAAATAATTATACTTGCTAAATCCTTGATCTGTTAATATTCTTTTTAGAAAAATATATTTGCTGGTTGAATTTACTGTAGGAGCTACAACGTTATCAAAAATATCCGGATCATCTACTGATCCGTCATCATTCAAATCAAAGAAACTTACCTCTACTTTTTTGCTATTAACATAGCCGTCTGCATTTCTGAAGTCTTTAACTATTTCCCAATCTATATCATTATTAAATGCTGATAAAGAATCTGGTTGTGTGTTAAAATTCATTATACCAATTTTATCTTTGACTAGCTGTCCTGTAGAAGAATCATAAATTTTATTTTGGTTGTCAAAGTAAAAAGATAATTCACTATCACTTTCAAAAATATATCTTAAGCCTCTATTAGTAATTGTGTATTTTTCTCCGTTTGTTTGGAATAATAAAATCCAACTAGCATCTAATTTATTATTTGTAACATCACCAGTTTTACCATTACTAAACTGATCGTTAACATTTAAGTTTTCATTTATAATTACCCGCCAAATTCTATTAACCTGATCATAACGCAATCCAAAAGTTTTGTAAGCAAAAACTTGATCAATAATTTGTGATCTTACGTCAGCTGTTAGATCTTTTACTAATTTAGGTTTTACTTCATCTAAAATACTATTATTTGCAAGTGTTTGATTAAACACTATAGGTCCTATACCTGTAGTGCTATTAACCGATGTTCCAGCACCATCAACACTTATAACTTTTACCCATTTGTAAGAACTTGCTCCTTTGGCTGTTGCGTCAGATGTTAATTCTCCTTCGCCAACAAAATAAAATCCTGCCGGCGGTTTAAATTTAAGCAATGCACCTGCTTCAACATATTTTAATGAACCTCCGGTAAATGTACCAACTTGAAATGGAACATTACTTGAATTAGTAAAATATCCTGTTGAGGTATTAGTTCCTTTAGTAGATTGTACCCAAGTTGCGTTTAGATCACTAACAATAATTTTTGCATAATTACCAAAATAAAAATTACTAATTGCACGACTTTGTATTGTAGGCAGTATAGTATTTTCTATCTGCCCTTCGATATCAGTTTGTGTAGCAAAAGTAAAAGTCTTTTTAGCTTCATAAGGTTCTCTATATAGTACACCATCTGAACCATACAAGTTTGTACTAGAATATTTTCCTGTAACATCTTTTAAATCAAAGTACCTACTTATACCACTAGCAACTCTATTTGTTGCTTTTACTTTAATTATTTCTTGATTTGATGTCAACGGATAAACATTATAGTCTTCTCCAGTTACCATCCTATTTTGTGTATAATATGTTTGAGGTGCATAGTTTCTAATACTTGCACTAGTTTCTGAAATACTTGAATTTGTTACTGTATCTTTTAATTCAACAGATACTGTCATAGTTTCTGTTTTTCCTTGTCTACTTGTATAATCAAAACTAAACTGTATATCAGTTAACTCTTGAGGATTAATACGCATTGTTCTGTTTGCACTAGTTCTGTAAAATGCTCTAAAGTTACCACTCGGTAAATTTCCAAATGTTCCATCTGCAAATACTAAAGTAATTTCATCATTTCCTCTAGTTTGAACTGTGTAAAAGTCCCTTACGCCTTTTGTTAATGCATTATAGATTGCATTATTACCTTCCGTGGCAGGTACTTTTGTCCATAACTTTTCTACGTTTCCACCAGTGTCTAATTTAAATAACCAAACGTCTGTATTATTGATATTTTCTGCTTCAATATTGATTCTTTGATTTGCTTGAGGACTTGCCACTTCAAAATCACCAGTTGTTAAATTTCCTTGTCTGAAGTGTAAAAAATATCCTGTGTTAGAACTACCGTTTCCTCTACCATCTTCTCTATAGATCATTTGTAGCTTATTGCCTGGTAATGGCATTTCTTCTTCTAGTGTAGAATTATCTAAATTAATATCTGTTGATACCATTTCAAATATTGTTGATATTCCGTTTACTCCTTTACTAAATGTGTAAACTGGAACGTCTGTGTTGTTTGATTGAAATCTATATGTTTGTGTCAAAACGCTGTTAATTCTAGTAGACTTTCCTGGCTTACCTATTGTGTTGTTTTCTGGCAAAGCGGCATTCACAACTCTTTTAAATTGTTCAGCCCAATTTGTATTACTAGGATCATTCCAAACAATAGTTTGTTCTGCTAAATTAATACCATTACTATCAACAATAGATTCAGTTGTTGACACTGATTCAAATTTTAACAAGCCATTAGCGGCTTGATTACGCTTAGGATTGTATGATAATAATCTAGCAAGCCGTAAAACAGATTCCCTTCTTTCTGCTAATTCTAAATAATTTTCTCTAGCATTAAGATCAACTCTATATGCTATATTTTGTCCTAAGAATGCAATTAGATCTATTAATGCTAGGTACTCTGACGTTTCTATATAATCATTGAAATCTTCAGGATAATTATTACGCAGATAGTTAATCATTGCCCTACGTAAGGTATCAAAATCATAAGACGCAAACTCGGCGTTTCTAAAACTTTGATAGACCTTGGTCCAATCTTCTGCTAATAATAGTCTATTTTGTCTATCGGTAGATGACATCTAAAATCCTTTAATTTATACTACGAGTATTTATGATTTTTTATTAACCTAGTAGTTAATTCTATCACAGAATACCTGTAGCTTTGTCAAACCTCAATCTTAGCTGTTCACTGATATTATATGTAAGATAAGTCAATGTACACTCTATCTGCAAACCTGATTCAAACTCTGTGACTTTGACTTCTGAAGCACTTGTGCGTGGATCTGTATTAATAATCCTTGTAACATTTTTTACTATAGCGTCTTTGAGCACATCTGTCAAAGGTTCAAACAATGCGTCCCAAATAATACAACCAAATGTAGGATCAGCTAATTTTTCCCCTTGTCTAATATTGAAATGATTTATTAAATCTTGTTTAATAAGGTTTAAATCATACATTTGAAACGAATTGTTTTCTTCATTTACTGTGCTGAATCCTCTATAGGCTTTTTGTGCTACAGGTGGTTTTGGCTGTCTCTTTGGTTTTAATGTTATTTCTTTGTATAAATTCTGTGCCATGCTAATATTTACCTTACTTATGGTCCTGCAAAAACATCAGGTGATCCTGCGGCAACACTTGTACATCCACTGATAGCATCACCTATTCTACCTGTACCTAACTGGTTAGTAAATACAGTCGGACTACCAACTGCTATAGGAGCCGCATGTGAAGGACATGGATCACCAGGTAATAAATGGCTTGTGTTTACATCGCTCTGCCTACTTACTGCTATTCCGTTTGCAAACACATTTGGACTACCTACTGCTCTTGTCATTCCCGAGCAATGAGCCACATCTGCATCTCCAATTCTAGTTACTGCTGGCACGTTCTATCTCCATTAATTTTTGTAATCTTGCAGGCCATTTTTCTATTTCTTCGTGTTGCTCTGTTGTATGCGGATCTGGTGGTATTGAAGGATTAAATTCTATAACATGATCAAAGTCAGTAGGTATATCTTCATACTCTGTGTATGTGAACAATTTAAAGTCTTTCATTACTACAAACTTATGCATTATATCACCTGTCCTGTTCCAGTACTCATCGGTTGTGGTGGTGTTACATCAGCCAATGGTGTTAGATCACCATTTTTTATTTGTTGCCAAAAACCTCTGCCGGAAGCAGTTCTTTCAATTGTCTTACTACCGCTTGGGTCTGCATACCCTATAGCATTCCTAAATTGCTTTCCTAAAGAAGTAAAATTAGTATCAGTCCAAGTAATAAATCTTGCTTTAGGTGGCTGTGTAAGATAAGCTACTGCTAACTTACAAGCAACTTTAGGATCATTAGCTAACTCAGGATTACTGTAAACGTCTACTCCGCAATATCCTCCGTATAATTTGTAATTGTCTGTACCTGTAATTTGAATCAGGCCACGTCCTCTGTATCTGTATCCATCACCAGTGTCAGGTGCGCCATTGCCCATTCTACTTCCATAGACTACACTTCCTATTTCAACTGGCTTTCTATGTAACTGTTCAGACAACTCAAATCCGCCTGGCTTCTTGAACATTTTAAATGTGGCTCGTAGTCCTTTGGCACTATAATTTAAGTTTTCGCTTTGAGGTTTAAACCTACTTTCTGCTTGTATCTGTGCTAGAGCCATACCTAATGCTTCTCCGGCTCCTCCAACTGATCCGCTTTTCAGTGCTTCTTCAGGAGTCAATCCTAAGCCTTTTATAAGTTCGCTTAAGAAAAATCTTTTTGACTCTAGTTGTGATATTGGTTCTGCTGGTTGTGTTCCAACATCGCCGTCATCATTCCTTTTGAATACTTTATCTATATCTACTTCAAGTGGATCCGAATCTCCTGCTCTAAACACACCAGAAGTGCTGTTACGTTCAGGCATGTCTGATTCTTTCTCCAACGTTGGTGTTGCCCGTCTTAATGAAGGAGATGTTTGAATAATACCTTCTGTAGCACCAGGAGTATGTCCACTAGGATTTAAATTTTCGTGTTCTGGCCAAGGTTCGTGTAAAGGAACACGTCTTGGAGTATTTGCTTCTTTGGCTTCAACTGCTCTTGTGGCATCTGCTGTAACACGCAAGTCTGCAATAGGATTTCCGTCCTTATCTAAAACTTGATCACTATCATCAACTGCTTGATTGGTAACTGATTTTGTAAATGTATCTCCAATTGAATCTGCTGTATCAGATGCGTTTGCTGTAAACGCCGCAGTATTCATATGTATTTGTGAAGCAGTTTCTTTGTGAACTACTCCAGACAGAACAGATGTATTTCTTGTTGAATCTATGATTGTGTCGGTTCCGCTTTTAATTTGTGTATTTGCTCCACTTGTTAATTTATTATCACCTACAGTATTAAGATTAAAAGCACCATTTACAGTTTGTCTATAATCTCCTACAACTTTGCTATGGAGATTGGCATTTACAGCAATATGTCCATCTTGGCTGACCTGTAAATTATAATCTCCAGATATAGTAGATCTTTGTGTGCCAGCAATTTGAACGTCTTCGTCTCCACCCACTGCTTTTTGTCTGTTCCCACTTACTCTAACATCTTGGTTTACTCCAACATTTTTCGTATCGTTATTTCCAATGATAGTATCGTTATTAACCCCTACATTAACTTTTTTATCTCTGCCTGTGGTCAGATTGAAATCTCTTCCTGCTAAAATGTTAATATCCCTGTCAGCTGTAATGTTCAAGTCTGTTTCAGTTCTAATGTTTATACTGTCATTTGCATAGATATCGATCTTACCATTTGAAGTTAATTCTACCCAAGCACTACCTGTTGAATTTCCTATGTATATTAAGTCTTCAGAATTATGCATCAATATCTGGTGACCAGTTCGCGTTCTAAATCTCAATGAATCTCCGTATGGTAATGTTTTATCTACCTTGGAATTATTTTTAGGTTCTTTTCCTATGTCGTAATATACTGATCCGGTTGTACCTGGAAGACCTTGTCTAAATATTTCTCCATCTCCGTCATCCATTACAAAACTAGATCCACCCAGTCTACTTCTAAAGTGTTGTACAGATTCTCCTTTAGGACCATAGTTTCCTTTTGGTGCTCCGTCTCTCCTATCCAAAGGACCTGGACTATTCATTCCAAATACAGTACTAGGAATATCTCTCCTTGCACTTGCATTAGATTGTCCTCTATTGACATCATCGATAAGTCCTTGTGTTGCTACTGAACGTGTATACAATGGATTGTGTGGCCTTGGTTCTTGGTCTGGATCATTTAATCTTGTTGCATTCTTTTTGTTGTATTCACCTACCGGAAGATTTCTATTTTTTAAGTCATTGGGTAATCCGTCTTGTATAATATTAGTTGCACGGTCCACAGGCTGTCCCTGAGGAACCATGTAATTCATAAACTCATCTTGAATACAACCTATCCAATATCCTTGGTTAGATTGACCTTCTGCAAATATTACTAAAACCTTAGATCCAGGATCAGGTGGAATAGCCCAAAATCCGTAACTTTGTTGTGAGCCTTGATACGTTTTATTTTTGTCATTACTATCAACATTGTTTACTCCATAAAAAGGCATACAATATCTTACAGTAAATAATTGTCCTGGTTCAAACCCTCTGTCATTACCGCTTGTGACATTTGATAAAAGTTCAACTCTTAGGTCACCACTTCTTCTTGGATCTAAATGGCTTACCACTCTAGCCTCGAAAGGCCCCATTGGCATTTTTACTGGTGTGTCTCCGGATGATCTAATAATTTCTGGCATTACAATCCTAGTCCTGCATCTAATCTATCTGCTATTTCTTGACTCTTTTCAGCATTTTCCTTATCTTTGACTCTGGCCGCATCAGCTTTTCCTTGTGCTTGTATTTGTGCATTCTTAATATCTGTATCTGTCAAATCGGCATAGTATCCACCTCTTGCTTTTTCCTCCCATTCATCTAAAATACCATCACCGTTTAAATCAGCTTTTGCAAAAGCAATTAAATACGGATCTCCAGTTTCCTCGGCGGCTTTTACACGCTCTTCATATTGTTTTTTATCTTGATATCTACTATTTGTAACCGTACCAGCAGTTGTTTTTTGATTCCTTCTTCTAATCATACTTACGTCTTGTGTAAATTCATTACCTGAAAAATTGTTTATAACTTGCCAAACCTTATATAGCCCACTGAAATCTTTTACTCCTATTGTACGTCCGTCAAACTGTGGACCATCAGCAGTAATATCTACAGGAGTTCTAAAATTCATTATTATATCTACTTCACCGCTTTCGTGATCTATTGCGCCATTGGCTTTTAAATTCATAAATGTAGTACCATCTGAATTATAATTACCTACACCACTATCTGCCATGTAGTAAGGATCTCCCATAATACGCATTTCGCAAGTCAACAAATCAACTGCACTATTCATTAATGCTTCATTAAAGTTTCTAGCAATTCTTAGTTCAGGAGTTTCTTCTGTTGCTCCACCCGTCTGTGAACCAGAATTTTCTTTTATCTGTTCTGCTGTTTGCCCTTCTGTAGAAGTAGGTTCATTCACAACTTCCTCTTTTTCTGGATTGTCTGTGCCACCACCTTTTTCAGATAATCTATTTGAAGCGGATTCATTCATTTTGTCTATCGCTAATGCATTAAAGAAAGCATTGTTAAATTCTAAATTAAAATCTAAAATGTCTTTGTTTTGTCCTGTGTAGATATAATTATAATGTTTAACTGCGTTTGCACGAAGTTGATCATATCCTATTGGAGCATCATTAGGCATTTGGAAAATACTTTTATGCACTCTATAAGGTACAACTCTATAGACATATATTCTGGCTTTTCTGCCCATTACCTTTTCGGTTGATGTTCCGTCTAATGTATACACGTGAGTGTTTATTCTAAACCAATCAACCATTCCACTTTTGTCTGCCGCTATTCCGGCATCTGTGATCCTTTTTCCGTAATCACTTAACAGTATTAATTCTTCAATAATTTTTGATATTTTTGTACCTGCACGGAAGTTAATTGTGCGTTCGGTTTTGTTTATTGTTGTTGCACCTCTGACTATGATTCCTGTTTCGGCTGTTTTAGCAAAATTACCTCTACCAAACGGAACGGCTCCTTTAGAAAATGCACTAGGTGGCATAATTTTTTGTTTACCTATTTGTCCTACCTCTCCAGCCGCACCTGTATACTTGGCCTTAATACCTTCACTAAGATTTGATCGCTTTACGCTAAATCCACCTTTACCTTGTATGTATTCATACTTCTGCATATATAGATCTTTCGCTTCATGGGGATTTCCGGTATAATTTACAGTGAATCCTGTTCCTGCTAAAGTATTTGTATCAGCCGAACTAAACACTTCGTCTACATTAAAATTCTTAAAAGTTAAATCACCTTCTATAGCTTTATTATCAAACCTAGATACCTCATAATCAAATTTATCACTTGCAATTTCTTTAGGAAATAAAATTATGTATTCATCAGTATCTACCATTTTTGTTTTTTTATCTTTGGCGCTTTTAATTCTGTTATTAAGTAAATTTGTGTTTATAGCTGTAGTCAAACTATTAAGTCCTGATTGACAAATTTCTTCCAGATTTCTTCCTGATATAGTTACATCTGTTCTCAATGTTTGAAACGTATCTGATAATGCATCGTCATTCCAAGCATTAGCTTGTACATCGTATACTGATCCGCCTGCACTAGCCTGAAAATCCATTTTGTAAATTTTCAAAGGAAAATATCTTTTAGGTCCTGGAACTGTTGTTCCGTCATCCAAGTGTCCAATTGGTTCATATATTAGAACGTACGGTGCTTGTAGGTAATCTGTGTAACCTGCATTCTTGGCACATAATTGCATAGTCTGTAGCAACATTCCCATACTATACGGCTCTGTTATCTTAAAACTGAATCCAAATGCGTTAGATCCTCTAGTTTTTTGGTTAGGAGCAATAATAGTTTTTATTTCAATATCGTCAATAAAATATGCAGTTGTAATACCGTAATATTGTTCTCCAAATGTTGTTGGTTTTCTATCTCTTGAGGTACCATCACTTTTCAAAATTAATTGATTTGAAGCAATGCCATTTTTCATATATGTTTTGTCTGGAAAGTTAGATTCATAAGTTGTAATAGTTCCTAAAGAAAAAATATGATTAACTGAAGCAAATTTTTCAAGTTCATTTTCAAAAGGAATTTGACCTAGACCAAACTTATATATTTTACTGGTGTTTTTTGCAATCCTCATTATACTGTCTGTATAAGTTGGAGTTGTTTCATTTACAGTTGCACTTTCTTCTTTAACTGAAGCATTTGTATTAATATTGTTGTTATTTTCACTTACTCCTGGCACAGGCACCTTCATACCATCTTTGCCCATTTTACCCATAAAGGAGTTCCACATTTCTGCGCCTTTACGTTGTTCTTCAAGTGTAGGTGGTTTTTTAGGTTCTTGTTCTTCTTTTAAAGCATTGCTTGTTTTTACAGGATTACCTTTGCTATCTCTAACAGCATTTCCTTTGCTATCTCTTACATAGTGATCATGTGATTCGTAGGCAAATGCCATTTTAATCTCCTAAGATTTCTCTTACTTTGTCTATCTGAGGCAAATAAATTTGTGAGCCAGCTTTTAAATCATAGATAGGATCTTCCATTGTATCCATATTCCTTTGACAAAAAATCCACCATAGTCTATTGTCTTTATACATATCGTACGCAAGTAGATCTGGTCTTTGATGATATTGTGGTTCAATAGTATATAAAACATCATCTGAGAAACCCGGTACAGGACGAATAGTTAAGACATCTAAAGTACCATCTGATCTAAAAGATGTTTTTGCATAAGGACTAGACATTAGACATATCCTCCTTTGATACCTTCTCCATTGATAAATTCATTGTAATTAAATTTTTCAACTTTGTCTCTGCTGTATATAGGTTGACAAGTAACTGTAAATTGAGATTCTGTAGGTGCCCAGGTTATGTCCATTTGATTTCCTTTTTGTGTTGCTTTTGGATCTCCAAAATCACTGTAATCAATTTTAGGTTCGCCTTCAGATCCAACAATACCTGTTGCAACATAATCAACTTCGTTGGGCATATCAACTGTAAAGTTTGTTATAATTACAGGAGTTTCTTTAAAAACATATTCTCCGTATCCGTTTAGTCTTACAATAGGAGGTGGAGCTCCCGGATCAGGTGCTCCTAAGCCATATTGCATTTTAGTTACTGATCTTAGATAATGTAAACATGCTATCCAATACTGTGCTTCAATTGAGTTTTGATTATAAAATTGACCTGTAATAACCAACTGATCCACTTGTGAATTCTGGTATGCAAAAAAAGGATAATTATTATGTATAGGCTGTATTTGATTATAATTTGCTGTGTGACTGAGAATTATAGTCGGTGTATAAGGAAACACCATTCTATTTCCGGTATGTGTTAAAGGATTAAGAAGTTTGGAATTGACAAATTGTGCGTTTCTAGGAAGACTCAACGACACACGCCAATCTTTACCTTCAATATCACCGTATCCCCAAGTTGCTGTACCTCCTGGAACTGTACTTTCGTCTAATCCTTTTGGTAAGTTTTTTCCACGTAACCCTGACACATATTTGTCAGCTAAATCTTCAGCACCAGAAAATATATCCTGTGCAATGTCTTTACCTTTTTCTACCGCTTTAGAAACAAAACTAGGTATGTTTCCGCTATTGGTATTTTGTCCTGAAGCATCGGCTCCTGTTTTTGGTAGTCCTTGCGGATATTGTCCTGGCATTTGGTTAACTCCTTTTACTTATTTAGTTGACAAAATTATCAGAGTATATTATAATGTGGTATGAATCTTGGAGAAATCATGAATAAAAGAATAAATTA